TCAAGAATATGTGCCAGCCAAGCGGACGTTCCTTGGAGAAGCGGTTTACAAACAGAACCCACTCGGAGTGCTTGGTATCTTCAACCCTGTCTACGTCTCCAGCAAAAAGAACGACAGCGTTGACAAGGCTCTTATGGACCTAGTTCACGGCTTTGGGATGCCTTCGACTAACTACCTTAACCATAAGGACACTGACATGCGTAACTTCTACAACGAAGAAGGACGCCAAGCATACGATCGTTTCCTTGAACTCAGTTCTGAAACAACTATTGGCGGTAAGACATTACGGGAAGCGCTGAAAGGTCTTGTTAATTCAAGGCAGTTTAAGGCGTTGAACAAGTCAGTGAACGAAGCGGGAGGCGAAAGTAGCCTACTTAGTAAAGATCCTCGGATCAGTCTAATCAATAGAGTGCTTAATCAATACCGCATACAAGCTAAGAATCTAGTTATTGGCGAGTTTCCTGAACTGCTTGAAACCTTAAATCGTGTCACCGAACAGCAGAACGAACTCAATCGTCGCACCTTTGAAGAACTTAACAACCCTATCCCAACCCTATAACACACCATGACCACTAACGGACTATCCTTCTACCAGACCCAAGCCGGAACCGCAGAGCTAGCGATTAGTTATGCTTTTGATGCTTTAAGCGAAAATGACATCACCGTCATGGTGATTGCGTCGGACGACTCTCGGATTTATTTAACAAAAGACACCCACTTTACACTCGACTTCCCCAACCAGACTATCACGTGTCTTGAACCATCTTGGGACTCCATCTCCGGGGTAGCAGAATCCAGCGAAATCCGAATCTATCGAACAACCTCAGTTTTGCCGTTGATTGATTTCAAGGCTGGAGCGGTGCTAAGCGAAGGCGACCTAGATATTTCGTATAAGCAAGGTCTCTTTGCTGCTCAAGAGGCAGTTGAGGATGCGGCGGATACCGGTGCGGGACTTCAAAGCGTTCCGTCAAGTGTCATTGAGGATGGGGCGATAGTCTCTAGCAAACTTGCACCCGATGCCGTAACAACCGACAAGATCGCAGACAATGCAGTAACAGCAGTCAAGTTAGAAGCGAACTCGATCACTTCGTTTCAGATGGCGCCAACCTCGGTAGACACTTTAAACTTAGTCAATGGTTCAGTAACAACAACAAAGCTGGATAACCTTGCGGTCGAAACGGAAAAGATTGCCAATGGCGCGGTAACACAAGTAAAGGTTGATAAGGCTAGCCAAGACAACATGCAGGACCAAAGCAGCACCGATGGTGTTGTTACACCTGATGTTCTCAAGTATAGTCCATTCGCTCCAAGAGCCTATGGGTCAGTGACTTACGACACGTCAGCCCCCGCCCTTTCTCCTGGATCTTATAATGTCGACGACTCGGTTTCAGAGCCCACCGAAGACCAACGTACAATCACGTTTTCTGTTCCACTGGCAGACAATAATTACGTTGTCGTTGCAACCATGCAGGCCGCTAATGCCGTAGGCCTTAATGAAATTGTAACCATCACCAATAAGTCAACCACATCCTTTACAATGGAGTCCACACACAATGACGAGGATGGCTTGAGGATTAATTTCGTGGTCTTTGGAAGCACCCTAGACGAGTCCTAATAACACGATGAACTCTTCCGTCAGCACACCCTTAGTAGGTATCACCGGATTGATTGCAAATATAACACTAGAGCAGATTAACACCAGCGTGGCTATTGCCGTAGGACTATCTACCTTGATCTATATGATCATCAAAATATATCACCTGTTAAATCAAAAACCATAAATGATGAGCGACGAAAAACGAAGCATTAAGATGGAGGGTTTACAAGACCTTCTTATAGATACATTTATTGATCAAATCAAAAGCGGCGAAGCACCTCCTGCCTTGTTAAACGCTGCACGTCAGTTACTTAAGGACAATAACATCACTGCAAGTATCACTAAGGATTCACCCTTGGAGTCCCTTGTAAATTTACTTCCCTTCGAAGATCCAACTGATAAAGTTGTTAATGAATGAGTGACCTTCCACCACAGCTTAAGGACTTCCGTAACTTCCTTTGGATGACATGGAACCACCTTACGCTTCCGGCACCCACCCCTATCCAATACGAGATAGCCGACTGGATGCAAAACGGACCACGACGAGGCGTTCTCCAAGGGTTCAGGGGTGTCGGTAAGTCATGGATCTGTTCGGCCTTTGTAGTCCACCAACTACTCCTAGACCCACAAAAGAACATCCTTGTTGTCTCCGCATCCAAGAACCGCGCTGACGACTTCTCTACGTTCACCCTTAGGTTGATCCACGAGATGCCAGTGTTAGCACACCTGATGCCTGGGGACAAACAACGCTTCTCTAAGATCTCCTTTGACGTAGGTCCAGCCCAAGCATCCCACGCTCCCTCAGTCAAGTCCCTTGGTATAACATCTCAGCTTACCGGTTCCCGAGCAGACATCATTGTTGCCGATGACGTAGAAGTCCCTAACAACTCGGCCACACAGTCAATGCGCGACAAGCTTTCCGAGCAAGTCAAAGAGTTCGAAGCTATTCTTAAGCCGGCGGACAACAGCCGCATCCTTTTCCTTGGCACCCCACAGTGTGAAGACAGTATCTACAACAAGATGCTTGAGCGCGACTACGAGATGCGCGTGTGGCCCGCAAAGAAAGTAACAAAAGATAAGTCCGAAAAGATCTACAAGGGAAGCATAGCAGACTCCTGTATCGACGACGATAACGTAGGCGACCCTACCGAACCCACACGCTTCAGTGACATCGACCTAGCAGAACGTGAAGCATCCTATGGTAAGTCTGGGTTCGCTATGCAGTTCATGCTGGACCCTAAGCTGTCCGACTTGGATCGCTACCCCTTGAAGATCAATGACCTTATTGTTATGGATCTCGACAACGAGACGGCACCCGAAAAGCTGGTGTGGGCACAAGTCCCTGAGAACGCTTGGGACAGCACCGTGCCTAACGTAGGGTTCACCGGGGATCGTTTCTTTCGCCCTATGAAGATGGTGGGCGACCACGTGCCTTACACCGGAAGTGTCCTTGCGGTTGACCCCTCGGGCCGAGGAAAAGACGAGACCTCTTGGGCTGTCGTCAAGATGCTTAATGGATACCTTTATGTTACCGATGCCGGCGGTATGCAAGGAGGCTACGACGAAAAGGTCCTTAAGGTGCTGACCATGAAGGCAAAGATCAACAAGGTTAATGTTATTGTCGTAGAAAGTAACTTCGGTGACGGCATGTTTGTGGAGATCATTAAGCCCTATCTTTCTAAGATCTACCCGTGCACCGTTGAGGAGATCCGACATAACATCCAAAAGGAACGACGGATCGTAGACACCCTTGAGCCTGTGCTTAACCAACACCGCCTGGTGATCGACCCTAAGGTCATCAAGAACGACTTCGACTCCGCCCAAAAGTATCCCATCGAGACCCAGCTTAAGTATCAACTAATTTTCCAGCTATCTCGACTTACACGCGAAAAGGGCGCTTTGACCCACGATGACCGCCTCGATGCCCTTTCTATGGCTGTCTCTTACTGGACACAACAGATGTCCCAAGATGCAGACCTAAAGATTGACGAGCGCAAAGAAGAGGCCGTCCTCAAGCAACTCAGTGACTTTAAGGACGCCTACTACAGATCCCACAACAACAATAACAACAACAGTAACATAGCATCATGGATATAGATACGGTCAATGAAATCATAACGATTCTTAAGGAATACCGCGATAGTGGCCTTAGGATGGATTCTGAGCGGGTTTTGGAGTCGCCGGTAGGTGAACCTAGGAAACAACACCTAGTGCTCGCTGTGGGGCATTCTAGGGCCAACGACAACGGAGCGGTGGCTTGCGACGGGCGGACCAACGAGTGGACCTACAATCGAGCCCTTGCTCACTTCATCGACCTTTATCTCGACGACTCCATTGATGTTACTATTGTTGATGTCTACAAAGGCAACACCTACAGCGAAGCCGTGATGAACCTTAAGCTGGCCGTAGACCCCCTCGATGCCGACCTAGTCGTAGAACTTCACTTCAATTCGTATCACAAACCCTCCGCCAACGGATACGAAGCCCTGTATTGGCACGCCTCAACAAAAGGCAAAGACGCCGCCGAAACCTTTGTAGAGACCTTTGAACGCCAATACCCAAACA